AACGCAGGAGAGGGCGGGAGAGTGCCGGTAGTGTACGGTATTATGATGGTTGGTATTATACCTGTATCCGTTAAATTAGATTCTAATATTGTTCGTTAACCATGTCTAACAAAAATAAACACAAATCGAAAGGATTTTCAGGTAGTTTTGGAGGTGCTAAAAATGCTGCTAGTAGAACTCAAACGCCAGTTTCAGGGCGGTCTACTTCTACAGCATACATACTAGGCGCAGTAAGTGAGGGTTCGGTTGAGGGCCCGATTGAATGGGAAAAAGGTGTCTATCTAGACGAAGTTCCAATACAAAACAGTAATGGGACATACAATTTCAAGGGGCATGAATTTCATTTTAGAGAAGGAACTCAATCGCAGCCTGTAATAGATTTTACTTCGGGTGAAAGGCAGTTTGTTCCTGTTGTTTCAAATTTAAATGCTACTGATGCACCTCAAGTTTTTACTTATAATAATTCAGAAATTGGTATAACTACGTTATTCTTTGAAGTAATACTAGAAGCATTTGGAGATATTGCTATTAGATATTACGACTACCAACCATTGGAACTCTATATTTTTCCTGGAATAAGATTCAGACTTAGTTACACTTTTAATCAGGATGATTCGGGTTGGATTACGTTTTGGGAGGAAGTCGTTGGTGGAGACGTTTTCAGTAATATAATAGAAAACCGTTTGGTTCAAACTATTACCGGTGATTCTGACATATTTATATATGCTACTTTTATACAAAATTCATACAGCACTAAGCGCGGATCACAAATATTGTTTGGCAGTCCAAAAACATTTGTGAAAGTTAAAATAGAAAAAATACCACTAAACAACCCAGTTGTAGGACTAGAAATAATGAGAGGAACTGCGTATGATAAAGGGTATACCCTTTATGATTACATTTCGTCTCCAGTAGTGCCTGTAGATAATGATCCTGGTTATAATTTCAAAGCTGTGTGGCTAAACAACTACAATAATGGAAAATCCTTTAAAGTAAATCTTAACTTACATAAATATTGGGGAACCAGTGTTGGTTTCAATAAACAAGTTTCTTTAGAAATTCCAGTACAAGTAGAAGTTAAAAATAATTTAGAAATTACAAGGCAGTTTACAAGTGTAACGATACAATCTATAAAAGTTAAGCTTGCGTTTACACTTCAAAGATTTGATGATCAAGGTAATACTTTTGGAGAAATAGTTTACTTCAGGATTCAGGTTAGACAGCCCGGAGGGAATTTTGAAACACGCGTAAATTCTTTTTTTGAAGGAAGATATCCTAGCCCAACTGAAGTAGACTACTTAATTCCTAATCTTATAACTCCACAAAATCCTAATGATGCTAATTTTCAAATTAGAGTTATTAAAGACACTCCAGAAGCAGATAACCCAAACACACAACGCCAAATTACCTGGGTTTCTTATACTCAAGTAACTTTTACCACTTTAAACTATGCAAACACTGCAATAGCTGGTTTTAGATTTAATACAGAATATTTTCAGCAGATACCTTCGGTTGCCATAAAATTAGCAGGTAGAAAGATTCAAATACCATCAAACGCAACGATTCAAGCTAATTTACCAGGTAAGCCAGAAGTTAGATACTTAACTTTTCAAGGTCAATGGAATGGCACATTTCAAACTCCAAATCAAGCCTGTAGTGATCCAGCATGGATATTATATGATCTACTAAAACATACTAGATATGGATTAGGAAACTACATTGACACCACTCAGATAGATAAATGGGGTTTATATGAAATCAGTAAATATTGCAACGAATTAGTACCAGACGGCATGGGTGGACTAGAGCCAAGATTTAGTTGCAACGTAAAACTTGAAGGTAAGGTAGAGGCATATCAAGTTATACAAAACTTAGTATCAATATTTAGGGGTTTTGCGTACTGGCAAGCTGGGGTGGTTTCTTTTGTAGCAGACAAATCAAATCCTGTAGTACATCAATTTACTCAAGCAGATATAGAAGAGGGATCTTTTACCTATAGCAGAAGTGGGCTAAAAACTAGAAAAACCATGGCAGTGGTAAGCTACTTAAATCCTATAGACTTTTTTAAAAAAGCTGTAGAGGTAGTAGAAGATCCCGTAGGAATACAAAGATGGGGCGTTAGAGAACTAGAAATAGAAGCTATAGCCTGCACATCCAGGGGGCAGGCTAGGCGTGCTGGAGTCGCGGCTCTACTGACTAATAGATTAGAACAGGAATCCGTAACTTTTAAGGCTAGGGCTTTTGCTGCTTTTGTTAAACCCGGTGACTTAATACGTATATACGACTCTAAAAGAACCGCTGCAAGATATGCTGGCATCATAAAAGCCGCAACTGCGCTGACAGTCACATTAGATAGTCCAGTAAACCTACCTTCTGGGACAACTTATAAAATAACTGTAACAACCAGTACACTACAAATACCGGAACTGGAAGGAGGTAATAATTTAGCAGATCCAGCACAAAAACAAAAAGTAAGATTTAAGATAGCAGAAGCAACTATAACTAATAACGGAAATAACTTAACTGTATTAGAGCTGCAATCTCCTGGGTTTGGTTCTGATATTCCGCCAGCAGAATCTAACTGGGTGATACAAGGCGGTGATTTATCTAATACAATTTATAGGGTAATTAACCGTTCTCCAGTGCAAGATTCTATAGAAGGTATGCACGAAATTTTGGCAGTAGAATATAATAGTAGTAAATACGCTTTTATTGACGATATGACTTTTTTGTAATGTAGTTTTAATTAGGAGACAACATGCCTTGGGAGTTTGATGCAATACCAGATAGAATAGCAGCACCAACACCTGGTTTAATTCCGACAAATATTCGTACAAGTCGTAGATATATACCTACACTAAAAGATGTTGAAGCAACTTCCGTTAAGTTGTATAATCTAGACGTGAACTGGGATGCCCCGACTATTGAGCAAGATGGCATTGTTACTAAAAGTCCATGGACAATTGGCTACGAAGCGGAAATTAAAAGTGGAGAAAACCAAGAGTGGAATCTACGTACGCAAGTAAAAGACAATTTTATGACTTTTCCAAATATAGCTTTTGCTACTTACTTTGTACGCATAAGAACAGCTGTATTTGGAGGGACTACTTCTGATTGGGTTGAGTCTTTTGCTCAAAGTGTTCCTGGCCCATACACAGCAGTGTTTAATACTAGTCAAAATTCAATGTTAGCAACTGATTTATAGGAGAATTTATGTCGTCAGTTCCATATATAGACGGACAAGGTAACGTTAGGCAAAGAGACATTACTAGCACTAGTCAAGGTACAACAAACAACCCAGACGTATTTATTTTTTCGTCTAACGAATTAGGCGCTAAAGAAGATACAG